AGATGACCTTGTTGTGTCTTATGGCGAAACGTCTCTCCAGTCAGCACAACGCATCACCCACAGGATGCGTAAAAACAAGAATGAAATCAGGAAGTTGCAAGTTTCCGGTTTCTATCGTGACATCGATTTGGGCGACCCGCCGCGTGACGTAGCCAATCTTCAAAAGAAGCGTAACGAACTAACAGGCATTGATGCCATTAATGACACTCGTTATCGTCTTCTTGAAATCCATACCTACCTTGATTTGGAAGGCTATGAGGATAAAGACGATTCCGGCGAAGAAACGGGCATTGCGCTTCCGTATGTCGTAACCATCAATGAAGGCAACAACGAAATCCTAGCCATCCGCCGTAACTGGAAGGAAGATGATGAGTTTAAACAAGCGCGTATGCACTTTGTCCATTACCCGTATATCACTGGGTTTGGCTTTTACGGCTTTGGTCTGCTTCACCTCATTGGTGGTCATGCCCGTGGTGCTACTTCTCTCCTTCGTCAATTGGTTGACGCGGGGACGCTTGCGAATCTTCCCGGAGGTCTGAAGGCGCGTGGGCTTCGCATCATTGGTGATGACACTCCAATCTCACCGGGCGAATTCCGTGACGTTGACGTACCGGGCGGGTCTATCCGCGACAACATCCTGCCGCTGCCCTACAAGGAACCCTCTCAGACGCTGTCAGTGCTTCTGAATACGATTGTAGAAGAAGGTCGTAGGTTCGCCTCCATCTCGGACATGAAAGTGTCTGATATGAGTTCACAGGCGCCCGTAGGCACAACGCTAGCAATCCTTGAGCGCACCCTGAAAGTTATGAGCGCGGTTCAAGCGCGTGTGCATTACGCGATGAAGGAAGAGTTTAAACTTCTTGCCACCATCATCCGTGACTTCACGCCGGAAGAATACGACTACGAAGTTGAAGATGCGCCGCGTCAGGTTAAACAGTCTGACTATGACCATACGGACATCATCCCTGTCAGCGACCCGAATGCCGCAACGATGTCGCAGCGCATTGTTCAGTATCAAGCTGCACTCCAACTGGCCCAAGGCGCGCCGCAGATTTATGACCTGCCGGAACTGCACCGTCAGATGTTGCAGACTTTAAACATCAAGAACATTGACAAGCTGGTCCCGACCTCGGACGACATCAAGCCCAAAGACCCGGTCAGTGAAAACATGGCGCTTATGGTTGGCAAGCCGGTGAAAGCCTTTGGTTATCAAGACCACGAAGCACATATCCAGACTCACATGGCAATGATGCAAGACCCGAAGATTCAACAAATTGCGGGTCAATCGCCGTTGTTCCAACAAATGATGACGGCTGCACAAGCCCACATAGCGGAACACATTGGCTTTGCTTACAAACAACACATCGAGGAACAAATCGGCGCACCGCTACCGGGCGACGAAGAACAGCTTCCGGAAGATGTTGAATACCAAGTTTCACAACTGATTGCTGCCGCGGCACAAAAGCTGCTGCAAAACAATCAAGCCGAAGTACAGCAACAACAAAACGCGCAAGCGCAGCAAGACCCTGTTGTTCAGCAAGCCATGAAGGAGCTTGAACTTAAAGAACAGGAAATTCAACGCAAGGCACAGAAGGACCAAGCTGAAATTGCGTTGCGAGCAAAGGAAATTGAACTTCGTTCACAGATTGAGCGTGAGCGTATTCAAACCCAAGCAACAACTGCCGAACGGCAGGCTCAGGCCAGAATGGCCGATTCCAAAGCAAATCGCACCTCCAACGAATTGCTCACTGGCGTAAAACTTGGAGCGGAGATGTCAAATGCACGAACTAGAGTACCTCAACAAAAAGCTAAATGAGGAAATCAAGGGCTATAACGAATTCATTGCAAGAGATAACTGCAAGGATTACGCGCATTACAAATATCTGTGTGGCCTGATTCGGGGTCTGGAGGTTGCACAGGTTCATATCGCAGACCTCGCGGAGAAGTTAAAAAATGACTGACGAAGTTCAGGAAGTTCGAGAAGCAACTCAACTGCCCATCCCTATGGGTTACAAGATTCTTTGTGCCCTGCCGGAAGTAGAAGACAAGTTTCAAAATGGCATTCTTAAAGCAGATACCACAGTTAAAACCGAAGAGCATTCGTCGGTTGTGTTGTTTGTTGTAAAGATGGGTCCGGATTGTTATTTGGACCAAGGCCGTTTCCCAACGGGTCCATATTGCAAAGAAGGCGATTTTGTCCTTACCCGCGCATATTCAGGCACCCGCTTCAAAATCCACGGTCGTGAATTCCGCCTCATCAATGATGATTCGGTTGAAGCAATTGCGGAAGACCCGCGTGGCTACACACGCGCTTAAGGAAAAATCATGGATGAGAATTACGAAAACCCTGAAGTAAATATTGAAGTTGACAACGACGAAATTGAGATTGATGTCGTTGACGACACTCCCGAAGAAGACCGAAACCGAAAGCCGCTGGAAAAGGAAGTAGAAGACCCGGCTGACGATGAAATTGAACAGTACAGTTCAAACGTACAGAAGCGCATCAAGGAACTGTCTCACGCACGGCACGATGAACGACGCGCCAAAGAAACCGCAATGCGTGAGCGCGAAGAGGCACTTGCAATTGCACAGCAAATTATGCAAGAAAATCAACGACTTAAGGGTACGTTGAAGCAAGGCGAAGAAGCATACCTTGAAGCAGCAAAACAAAAGGCGGCTATTGAATATGAAGTCGCCAAAAAGAAACTGATTGACGCAAAGTCAATTGGTGATATTGAAGCCGAGGTAATGGCTCAAGAAGAATTTAACTCTGCTCAATTAACTAGAACAAAGTTAAATGAATACAAAATTAATTCTTTACAAGAAGAAGAATATAATGTAAATACGCAGCAACAAGTACATCGGCCCCAAGTCGATGACAAAGCCAAGCAGTGGCATCAAGCCAATCCTTGGTTTTGGAAAGACAAGGTTATGACCGGAACCGCTCTGGGGCTGCACGAAGATTTGGTCGCATCGGGTTACGACCCGCGTGGTGATGATTATTATCGGGAGCTTGATTCCCGCTTGCGTGACATCTTTCCCAGCCGCCTTGGCAAGACCGAGCAACCTGTGGAAAAGAAGCGCCCCTCTTCGGTGGTAGCACCTGCCACGCGAAGCAACCCCTCGAAACGAGTTGAGCTTAAGGCTAGTGAAGTTGCTATCGCCAAACGGCTTGGCTTGCCCTTAGAAGTTTATGCAAAACAAAAGATTGAACTGGAGAAGCGTAATGGATAACCGCCGCCCGCGTAGCTTGGATAATCGTGAAACCACAGAGCGCAAGAAGTCGTGGACGCCGCCGTCAACATTGCCTAACCCGAACCAACAGGATGGTTATTCTTTCCGTTGGATTCGTGCCAGCTTGATGGGTGCTGCTGACCCAACCAATATGAGCGCACGTCTTCGTGAAGGCTGGGAGCCTGTGAAGGCTGAAGACCACCCGGAATTGATGCTTAGTCAAACAAGCGGAAATGTTGAAGTCGGTGGCCTTACGCTTTGCAAGATGCCGAATGAAATGGTTGAGCAGCGCAACGAGTATTACGAAAAAATCAACCGTGACCAGATGAGTTCGGTTGAACAAAACTATATGCGTGAGAGTGACCGGCGTATGCCCAAGTTCTCTGAGCGCAGTTAATTAACAAACAAGGAGTCAAAAATGGCTTATCCGACTGTTTCTGCACCCAACGGTGCCTTGCCGGTGAACCTGATTGGCGGTCAACTGTATGCTGGTTCCACGCGGAACTATCCGATTGCATACAACTATGGCACCAACATTTTCTACGGCGATTTAGTAACGCTTGGCACTACTGGTTCGACTGCTGGTTATATCGTCCCATCTGCCACCAGCACTAGCTTGACCTCGAAGGGCACCGTTGGTGTTTTCGTTGGTTGTACCTATACCAACCCGACGACCAAGCAAAAGCTGTTTTCGCAATACTATCCTGCCAGTACCGCCGCTGGCGATATTCAAGCTATTGTTGCTGATGACCCGGACCTCGTCTTTAAGATGGTTGCCGTGGCTTCGTCGTCGTCGAACACCATTTCGTCGTTCCCGACTGCAATGATTGGCCTGAATGCTGTTGTTAACACCCCTGTTGGTAGCACTTCGACTGGTAACTCGGGCCTCGGCCTTGTTGCCGCGAATACCACCACTGCTGTTGGTTCGGGTGGCGCTTTCCGTATTATGGGTTTGGTTCCGGATACGCAAATCACCACTTCGGCTACCTTCGTTAGCACCACCACGACTTCGTTCGTTGTGTCGGGTCTGACTGTCGGTCAAGTCATCCCGGTTGGTACCGACATTTTCCAACTGACTGGCGGTCAACTGCAACAACTGGGCGTCGGTGCAAACGTGGCTACCGCAGCTACCGTGACCACCACTGGTAGCACTACGCTGACTATCAGCGCGGCTGTGACCACTACCCCGTCTGCTGGTGCAACCATCGTTCTGGTTCAATCGCCTGAAGTTCTGGTGAAGCTGAACTTTGGTGTCCACAACTATTACGCTGCCTAATAGGAGTTAATCATGGCAATTTCTCGCGCACAGTTACTTAAAGAACTGCTCCCCGGCCTGAACGCCCTGTTTGGTTTGGAATACAAGCGTTACGGCGAAGAGCATAAGGAAATCTACGAAACCGAAACTTCGGAACGTAGCTTTGAAGAAGAAACCAAGCTGTCGGGTTTCTCGGCTGCTCCGGTCAAGAACGAAGGTACAGCAATTCGTTATGACAACGGTCAAGAAGCATGGACCACTCGCTATAACCACGAAACCATCGCTTTGGGTTTCTCGCTGACCGAAGAAGCAATCGAAGACAACCTCTACGATTCGCTGTCGGCCCGCTACACCAAGGCTCTGGCCCGTGCTATGGCTTACACCAAGCAAGTCAAGTCGGCTAACGTCCTGAACAACGGCTTTAGCTCTGGTTATGTTGGTGGTGATGGCGTTGCTCTGTTCTCGACCGCTCACCCGCTGGTTTCGGGCGGCACCAACAGCAACACCCCGGCTACCGCTGCTGACTTGAATGAAACCTCGTTGGAAGCCGCAGTGATTCAAATCGCTGCTTGGACCGACGAACGCGGCCTGCTGATTGCTGCTCGCCCGCGTAAGCTGATTGTTCCTCCGGCACTGCAATTCGTTGCTACCCGTTTGTTGGAAACCGAACTCCGCGTCGGCACCACTGACAACGACATCAACGCGCTGAAGAACAACGGCTCGATTCCGGAAGGCTACACCATCAACCACTTCTTGACCGACAACAACGGCTGGTTCCTGACCACCGACGTTCCGAACGGCATGAAGCACTTCGAACGTATGCCGCTGGCTACCTCGATGGACGGTGACTTCGATACCGGCAACGTGCGTTACAAGGCCCGCGAGCGTTATTCGTTCGGCTGGTCGGACCCGCTCGGTATGTTCGGTTCGCCGGGTGCGTCGTCGTAATAAATGCAGTAATAAAGGGGGCTTCGGCCCCCTTTTATTTTTGTTTATTTGGGTGTATAAACATAAATACCAAGATTTATTAATTGCTTACTGACCGGCTTGGCGGACTTTCCTCAGAGACAGTAAGCGCAATTGAGGATTTTATTATGGGATTCGCAACTCATTTAGGCCCGTGGCGTCTGGGCACCGTTAAAGACACTACCGGCACCACTGCTGGTACCGTAAACAATACTGGCTGCGCTATCGTCGCTCAAGTCGATAACCTTACCGCCGCACAAATTGCTGCTGGTTCGGGTTCGCTGGGCTTTCTTCCTGCTGGCGCTCTTGTTACTTCGGTTCAGTTTCTGACAACCACCCTGTTCGCTTCCGCTACCACGCTGAAGTTGACAATTGCTGGTGTTGACGTCGCTTCCGCTTCGACGATTACGTCTGCGGGCAGTATTACTGTGTCCCCCGCTGCTACGTTTACCCCGGTTCAAGCTAACGTCGGTTCCACTGACGCGGCTATTACCTTTACGGCTACCGGTTCTTCGGCTACTGGCGCTGTAACGGTTGTTATTGCTTACGTTATGCGTGACTCTAACGGTAACACCAACCCCACCTCTTCGCAGAACTAATAGGGGCGCGTCATGGCGAATATTGGAACTTGGCGGTCTATAACCCAAGTGGGGGCGTACGAGCCGTTTGACCTACAAGTGGCTCGCGGACAAATTCAAGGCCATTCAGTTGTTACTGTATCTGGCTATAACTCAGATGTTGATACTGCATGGGAAATGATTACCCCTGTGGGGGACTTGTCTTATCCCGCTACTGCGTTGCAGATGACTGTGAGTTCATCAAGTGCTAGCGATACGGCAGCAGGCACG